TCTACACCCAAACCTTCTAAAGGAGGTTCTGCGGATCCATATGGTGCAAGTGGCGCAGCGGGATCTGGAAAAGTTGGTCCTAAAATTGTTGGTCCTAAAATTGTTGGTCCCGGACCCTCTGGTGGATCCTCAGCACCAGCAGCAAGACCCTCTGGTGGATCCTCAGCACCAGCAGCAAGACCCTCTGGTGGGGCAGCAGCACCAGCAGCAAGACCCTCTGGTGGGGCAGCAGCACCCTCAGCAAAGGTATCTCCAACAAAACCAGCAACTGGTATGTTAGGTAAAACTTCTTTTGAAAGAAGAACTCCAACATCTACTGAATTAAAGGCCGCGCAGGCAGCAAGAAAAACTGGAGCATCCCCTGAAAAGGCACTACAGGCTGCAAAAGCATCTTCGGCACCAAAACCAGTTACACCTACTGTGGCAATTAATGCAGCGCCAAAAACCTCTCCTACTGCTTCCGGAAGTGTGGTTCCCGCAACGAATGCAATTGCAGCAAAACCTTCTTCTGCAATGTCTCAGGATTCTATCAGAAGGGGTAGATTGAATATGGGAATGGAATATGATGCCTATGATCTAGTACTTGAGTATCTCCTCTCAGAAGGGCACGCAGAGACCGTTGAAGAGGCACAATATATTATGATTGAGATGGATGCTGAGACCATTAGTGATATTGCTGAGGCAGAGAGTTCTTACGATAGAAATCGTAAGAGAGCGGCACAAAGAGCAGCAGCAAGAAACGAGGCAAGAGCAAAAGGACAAACTGGTAATGTTCCTGGTGTTGGTTATGTAACCTCAAGAAAGGAAAAGGAAACCTATACCGATTCTTCTGGTAAAACAAGACATGGCAAAGGACTCTGATTAAATCCTAACATAATACTAGGGGGCTTGACAAGTCCCCTTTTTTTGTGTAGACTAGGTTTGTCCCCATTGAAGATGAGGCCTTAGCTAATCTTAGAAGACTTAAGAACCAAACCATAAATTCTTTCTGATTCACTCATATAAAACGTACCACCAATATTCGTATTATAATATCCTTCACTCATGAGTACATTACGATTGAATTGTTCATAAGTTTCATAATAACTCATAGATTTCTTATGAGGACACAGGTAAAGTATTTCACGAAGAAAATGTTCTTTACCTAAGGTTTTTACATCCTGATTAAGTTCATCACAAGATCCGAAGTAATTTTGCCAATCAGATTCTTTAGTTTTTCTTCTTCCAGTCTTTCTATCTTTTTGTCTAGTCCAGAAATGCTTCTTACCAATATACTTTTTATTATTAGTGAGATTAGTAATTAAATAAACAAATCCTTCCATTCCTTTGAGAACATCGGTAAAGTCCTCTTCATTATATTGCCAATTCATAAGAACTCTTTATTGAATTATTTAGATTTGCATTTGAAAGCAAAAGGTGGTAGACTCAAAGAGATCGATGATTTTCTAAATACTATGGTTACACTT